CTTTGCCGCTTCTTTGGCAGCACCGGCACGCGGAGCCGATAGGGCAGACGCGCTTCAAGAAGCCGACGAAGCAGGGCATCGAATTCGAGGCGCGGATTCCGAAAGTCACGGAGCCGGGCAAGCTAAAGGATCGCGTGGACGAAGCTTGGCAGTCGCTCAAGCATGGCCTTGTGCGCGCGGTCTCAATCGGCTTTCTGCCGAAAGAATTGTCGTTCATGGAGGACGGCGGTATCCACTTCATCGAAAGTGAAGTGCTGGAATTGTCGCTCGTTACGATCCCGATGAATGCTGACGCGCGGATCGAAACGATCAAAGCAATCGACGCCCCGCTGCTGGCCGCGTCTGGCATGTCGGCGGGCGCTCGTCCCCAACCACCCGGCGTCGCGGGAAAATCGAAAGCACAACCCATGAAGACGATTCAAGAGCAGATCCAAGGCTTCGAGGCTTCGCGCGCCGCCAAGGTGGCTCGCATGGCTTCGATCATGTCATCGGAGGAGGGCGCGACGCTCAATGCGGAGCAAGCCACCGAGTATGACGATATCGAGCGGGAGGTCGGCGCTATCGACGCGCATCTTGTTCGCTTGCGCAAGCAAGAAGAGTTGAACAAGACCAAGGCCGCTCCGGTCGTCGCTCCTCCGGCCGTTCCGGCTATCGAGGCGGCGAGCGCCGCGCGCGCTGGCACCATTGTGCAAGTGCTCCCGAAGAAGCTGCCGCCCGGCATTCCCTTCGTGCGCATGGTCGGCGCGCTGGCAATGACGCGCGGCAACCGGCACGAGGCGGCGGAGATCGCGAAGCGATGGTCCGACTCCTCGCCGGAAGTCGAGGCGATCCTCCGCACGCCGATGGACGTTATCGAGCGCGTGGCGGTCTCGCCGGGCACGACCACCAACCCGACGTGGGCGCAGCCGCTCGTCAACTATCAGATCATGGCCTCGGAGTTCATCGAGTATCTCCGGCCGCTGACCGTGATCGGGCGCATCCAAGGCTTCCGCCGCGTGCCCTTCAATATCAAGGTGCCGCGCCAGACGGCGGGCGCCGCGGTCAACTGGGTCGGCGAGACGAAGGTCAAGCCGCTGTCCAGCTTGGCGTTCGATACGCTCACTCTCGACTGGTACAAGATCGCGGGCATCGTTCCGCTCTCGGAGGAATTGGTGAGGTTCTCCTCGCCGTCCGCCGAGCTGCTGGTGCGCGACGACCTTGCCGCCGCCATTGTTCAGTTCATGGATTCGGAATTCCTCGACCCGACCAAGGCGGTCGCGGCGGGCGTCTCTCCGGCTTCCGTGACCAATGGCGTGACGCCAACGCCAGCCTCGGGCACCACGGCGGCGGCGTTCCGGACTGACGTCAAGAATATGATGGCGTCGTTCATCACGGCGGGCTTGCCGGTGTCCAGCGGCGTTTGGATCATGAAGCAGTCGCGCGCAATGGCGCTTTCGCTCATGAACAATGCGCTGGGTCAAAGCGAGTTCGGCAATATCACCATGACGGGCGGCACGCTCCTCGGCTTCCCAGTGGTGACCTCGGAAGCGGTGCAAGCGACTGGCGGCTCGCCCGCGAACGGCGACAACATCATTTTCCTCATCCCGAGCGAGATCATGTTGGCCGACGAGGGCGGCATCAATATCGACGTCAGCCGCGAGGCTTCGCTGCAAATGGAGTCGACTCCCGACTCGCCGCCGGTTGCGGGGACGGTGCTCGTCTCGCTCTGGCAGCATAACCTCATCGCCGTCAAAGCCGAGCGTTATATCAACTGGCAAAAGCGGCGCGCGGGAGCCGTCGCCTACATCTCCTTCGCGAAGTATTCACCATAAGCGAAGTAGAGCGCGCGAGGATCGGTCAGCGGTGCCCGATCCTCGCATCGCGACTCTTCAAGGAGGTTGGGCATGGCGCGTCGCATGAAGCTTACAGCGAAGGAATTCCACTACCTCAAGACGCTGTATGAGGGCGACGAATTCGAACTTGAGCGCGACGACCATGGCATTGTGCTTGAGGCGCTCGGCGTCGCGAAATTCGCCGAGGAGCAAGCGCCGCCCGCGCAAGCGAAGCTGGCCGCCGCTGTGCTGGCGCCAGCGTCGGAGCCCGCCGCTCCTCCGGCCGAGCCGCCGATCCCTATCCTGACCACCGAGTCAGCGGCGCCGTTGCTGGGCCGCGACGCTCCCGAGGAGAAGAAGCGATACCCTCGCCGCGATCTGCCGCGCAAATGAGGCTGGTAAGGTGCGACTCTTCGGCTTCGAGATCACCAAGGCGGTCCCCACAGACGCCTCAAGCGTTCCGGTAACAATTCCCGGCGACCGTGGCTCATGGTGGTGGCCGATAGTGCGCGAGCCCTATACCGGCGCATGGCAACGCAACGACGAATTGCGGCTTGAGACAATTCTCGTCTACAGCACGGTGTTCGCTTGCGTGACGCTCATTGCGAGCGATGTCGGCAAGATCGGCTTGCGGCTGGTCGAGGAGGACAGCAATGGGATATGGGTGCCGAAGAATGTGCCCGCCTTCTCGCCGGTCCTTCGCAAGCCGAATCGTTATCAGACGCGAATCAAGTTCATCGAAAGCTGGGTTAGCTCGAAGCTGATCCATGGCAATACCTATGTGCTCAAGGAGCGCGATGATCGCGGCGTCGTGGTCGCGCTCTATGTGCTCGACCCGACGCGGGTGAAGGTGCTGGTCGCTCCGGACGGCGCGGTCTATTACGACCTCTATACCGACAACCTCGCGGGCATTGAGGTTGACAAGGTCGCGGTTCCGGCGAGCGAGATCATTCACGACACCATGATCTGTCTCTATCACCCGCTGGTCGGCGTATCGCCCATGACGGCGTGCGCTATCGCGGCGACGCAAGGGCTGGCGATCCAGCGCTCCTCCGCCAAGCTGTTTCGCAATGGCGCGGTGCCCGGCGGCATTATCTCGGCGCCCGGCCCGATCAAGGACGACCAAGCGCAACGGATCAAAGACTATTGGGAACGCAACTACACCGGCGAGAATGTCGGCAAGGTCGCGGTGCTCGGCGACGGCTTGACCTATTCACAAATTGCGATCAAGGCCGAAGAGGCGCAACTGATCGAGCAATTGAAGTGGACGAGCGAGAGCGTGTGTTCGGTCTTTCATGTGCCGCCCTTCATGGTCGGCGTCGGGCCAATGCCGAGCTACAACAATGTGGAAGCGCTCAACCAACAATACTATTCGCAATGCTTGCAGACCTTCATCGAGAGCATCGAGCTCTCGCTCGACGAAGGGCTCGGGCTCACCGCCGTGCAAGGCAAGACCTACGGCACAGAGTTCGATCTCGAAGACCTGTTGCGCATGGATACCGCGACCAAAGTGAAGTCGTGGAGCGATCTCGTCAAAGGCGCCATCGCTTCGCCGAACGAGGCGCGGTTCGCTTTTAACCTTGCGCCGGTCGCTGGCGGCGAGACGCCGCTCGCGCAGCAACAGAACTATTCGCTCGAAGCGCTGGCGAAGCGCGACGCGCGCGACGATCCTTTCGGCACGGCGGCGCCCGAGCCGGAGAGCGAGCCGGAGCCGGAGCCCGACGAAGAAGAGGAGCCCGACGAGGACGAGGAGAAGGACAAGGAGGAGGGTGAGGACGAGAAAAGCGTGCTCGCCGATCTCGTTGCTATCGCGGCGGCGGAGCTACGCTTGCGGCTCTTTCAACCGGGCATCATGCAATGATGAAGCACCGCGAGGTCTCGGCGTTGATGGCTGGCATCGCGCCGGTCATTCACAAATTCGTCGAGGCCGCGGTCGAGCGCATTGCCGCGCCGATCCTCGTGCGCCTCGAAGCGCTTGAGAAGCGCCCGGCGCCGGAGCGCGGCGAGCAAGGCCCGCCCGGCCCGCAAGGCGAGGCTGGCCCGCAAGGCCAGCCCGGCGAGCGCGGGGAGCCCGGCATGGATGGCGTGCAAGGCCCGCCGGGGCCTTTCGGCTCGGCTGGCGCGCAAGGCTTGCAAGGCTTGCCCGGCCCGCCCGGCGAGCGCGGCGAGAAGGGCGAGCGCGGCGAGAAGGGTGAACCCGGCTGGGATGGCATCAGGGGCGAGAAGGGCGAGCAAGGAGCGAGCGGCCCGCAAGGAGAGCGCGGGGAGCAAGGCCCGCAAGGAGAGCGCGGTGCGCTGGGCGTGCAAGGCGCGGTTGGCGCGCCCGGCGCCGATGGTGCTCCCGGCCCGCAAGGAGCGCCCGGCGCTCCCGGCGCTCCCGGCGCTCCCGGCGAGCAAGGCCCGCCCGGCGAAATGGGACCACAGGGCTTGCCCGGCGCTTGCGGCTTGCCGGGTCTTGACGGCGCGCATGGCAAAGATGGCCGCGACGGCTTGCCGGGCCTGCCCGGTCGCGACGGCAAGGACGGCGCGCCCGGTGCTCGCGGCGAGGATGGGTTCGGCTTCGACGAATTCGAGGCCGAGTATGATGGTGAGCGCGCGTTCAAGTTTATTTTCATTCGCGGCGAGCGGCGCAAGGAGTTCGCGTTCAATTTCCCAGTGCCTATCGAGCGCGGCGTCTATGAGGGCGGGCGGCTTTATCAGCGCGGCGACATTGTCTCGTTCGGCGGCTCCTTCTGGATCGCGCAGCGCGACACCAAGGCTTATCCCGAAACCAACAAGGACTGGCGGCTGGCGGTGAAGCGCGGGCGCGACGGCAAGGATGGCAAGGACGGCCGGGCTGGCGAGCGCGGAGCGCCGGGCAAGGATGCGCGCTAATGGCGGTGCGTGTGATCACTCCTCCCGCGACTCTCCCGCTCACGCTGGCGGAGGCCAAGGCGCATTTGCGAGTCGACCATGACGACGAGGACGCGCTGATCTCGACTTACCTCGCGGCGGCGACCAAGCATGCGGAGGAGTTCACCGGCCGGGCCTTCATCACGCAAACGCTCGAGCTTGTGCTCGATGAGTTCAAGCCGCAAATTTTCATCCCGCGCCCGCCGCTGCAATATGTCATGAGCGTGCTCTATGCCGACGAGCCGAGCGGGGCCGAGCAATTGCTCACGGAGAACACCGACTATGTGGTCGATACCGCGAACGAGCCGGGCTGGGTGGTGGCGGTTGGCGGAGAGTGGCCGCCTACGCGCGATGTGGTCAACGCGGTTCGCATCCGCTATGTCGCGGGCTACATCAGTGGCGACTCGCCGCCAGTCGCGTCGGTCCCGGAGGATATCAAAGCGGCGATCCTCCTGATGACCGGGTCGCTGTATTCGCATCGCGAGAGCGTGGTGGTCGGAACGATCGCGGGGCAGCTACCGTGGAACGCCGAGCAATTGCTGCGGCCGAAGCGGGTTGAATTGTCGATGGCGTAACCAAAAAAACGAGCGAGGACAGATCATGAGTAATCAGCAATTGCTAGACGCGCACGTTCATGAGATCGAGACGGCGATCCGCGACATGGTGGTGCAAGCCATGGGAAAGCCGGAGGCCGAAGCGATAGCGCTCCGCCGCGAGGCGCTCTCGCGCTTGCGCGATACGCTCGGCGAGCAGGACCGGGCGCTTGCGCACATGCTGGGCCAGCACGAGCCGAAGGTGCACTTCGCCGAATGTGAGCTCGAAGCGCGCTTCGGCGACTTTGCTCCGCCGGAGGAGCCAAGGCCGTGAAGCGCTGGGCGGGCCTCGCGCGCTTCGGCGGCGTGGGCGACAACCTCATCAGCGCGAGCGTGCTGCGTCCCTTGAAGCGGCTCGGCTATATGACCGAGGTCATCACTTCGGCGACCAATGCCTCGGTCTTTTTCAACAACCCGTTTCTGGACAAGCTGTCCATTAAGGATGACGTCAAGGACTTGCCGCAGGGCGACGCCAATGCGTGGCAGCGCTGGTTCGATAGCCGCGCGAAGGAGTACGATCTATTCCTCCACGCCTCGCATTCATGCGAGGGGCGGCATGCGCTGTTCACGCACATGACCGGCTTTTGGTGGCCGGAGGATTATCGCCGCAGAATGTGCGGCGGGAGCTACCTCGAAACGGTGCACGATATCATCGGCGTGCCGCATGAGTTTGGCCCGCTATTCTTTCCGACCGACGAAGAGATGGAGTTCGCCGCGCGTATCAAGAGCAAGGTCGGGCGCTGCATTGTCTGGATCGTGAGCGGCACGCGCATCGACAAAATCTATCCCTACGCGACCTTCGCCATTGCGCGGGTGGTCAAGGAGCTAGGTATTCCGGTTGTGGTCATGGGCGGCCCGAGCGACCGCGAAATGGAAATGGTGATGACCATTCGCGAGACGGTCAGGCTGACCAACGGCTCGCTCGATGGTTTGCTGTGCGCTGTGCCGGAAAAGAGCGGCGAGAAGTGCTGGCCGCTCCGCTCGGCGCTCACCTTCGCGGTCAATGCGGACATGCTAGTCTCGCCGGATACCGGACCCGCATGGGCGTGCGCCTTCGTGCCGATGCCCAAAATTATCATGGTGTCCCATGCCAGCGCCGAGAATATTACAAAGCATTGGATCAATACGACGACGCTTCACGCAGATCCGCAACGCGTGCCTTGCTGGCCTTGCCATCGCTTGCACAACGATCAAAGCACATGCGTGCCGAATAAAGAAAATACCGGCGCGGCTTGTATCAGCGACATCAGCGTGGAGCGCATGGTGCAAGCGGTGTCGGAGAAATGGCAAAGGCCCGCCGCCGCCGCCGCCGCGTAACTACGACGAGTGGCTAGAGTATCGGAGCCGAGGTGATGAAAATTGGTCTGATCGGGGAGATCGGCCGGGAAATATCGGGTGAGGGCTACGAGCGAATCGACGGGAGTAATATTCCGTTCCGAGTCGCCGAACTCGGCGACTTTCCGATCACCTTCGTCAATGTGATGTCGGTCTATTGGCGGCCAGCGCGCGCGGCATGGGGCAAGATCAGAGCCATTGCATGTTATCGCGACGGCGCGCACGAGCCCTTCCTATGCTGCGAGCTAGAGGCGCCGGTCGATCTCAAAGCGCGCGAGACATTCTCGCTCGCGCCCGGCAAGCTAAGGTTTGGGATGAGGTTCAACGCATGAGCGGGCTTCTTGAGCTACCGAACGTCACGCTGATTATGATCGAGACGCGAGAGCATAAGCTTGCGCGGCTCGCGCTCGATGCGTGCGTGTCAAAGGTTTTCTTCGGCGACGTGATCACCTTCACCGACCGGCCGGGCATGTTCCATGACATCAGCCGCGTGGTTAAGGTCGAGGACTGGCCGACCAAGGAGGGCTGGTCGCGCTTCCTCTGGAACGAGGTGCCGCTCCATGTCCGGACCTCGCACATGCTGGTGATCCAGTGGGATTCGTGGGTGGTCGATCCCGGCATGTGGCGCGCGGACTTCGAGCGCTACGACTATATCGGCGCGCCATGGTGGTACACCGACGGCTTGAATGTCGGTAACGGCGGCTTCTCCTTGCGCTCGACGGCGCTTATGCGCTTCGTGCGAGATCGGCGCGCGATATTCCCGTGCGTCAATGCTTGGGACGACGACCAGCTATGCCGGAAGTATCGGCCGACCTTGCAAGAGCGCTACGGCTTCGTGTGGGCGCCGGGCGATGTCGCCAGCGCTTTTAGTTTCGAGTGTGTGCCGCCGAAGCCGGAGGAGCGACAGTTCGGATTTCACGGAATATTCAACTGGCCGAAGGTGATCAACGGCGACGATATCGGGCGGCGCGTGCGGCTGGCTTCCGAGTCGCGCTATATCCGGGGCACAAAGAATATGTGGGACCAATTGGTCAAAGCCTATCCCGAGGCGGGCAAGTATGAGTGAAGCGCCGAGCGTTGCCGAGCGGGTGAACGGCAAGATCGGAGCCATGCTCAAGGATACCGTCGCGGCCGGGCCGTTCGCCGGTATGAAAATGCGGGACAATGCCGTGTGGAAGGACGGCAATTATGCGACCAAGCTGACCGGGAGCTACGAGCGGGAATTGCACCCGTATCTCGAAATGGCCGCCGCTCGGCGCCCGCGAACCATCATCAACGTCGGTTGCTCGGACGGCTTCTATGCGGTCGGGATGGCCCGCATGATGCCGGAAGCGCGCATTGTCGCGGCCGATATCGACCCACGCTCGCTCCGGCTTTGCCTTGAGAATGCGCACATCAACGGCGTCGCCGAGCGCGTGGCCGTGCTGGTTGGTTGCCGCAAGCCGGAGGAGCTCGACCGCGGCGAGCCTCGGCGGCTCTACATTGTCGATGTCGAAGGCGGCGAAGTGGAGTTGCTCGACCCGGCGCGCTGTCCCGCGCTGGCGAAAAGCGATCTGATCGTCGAATGTCACGACTTTTTTAATCCAGCAATTCACAATATAGTCGCGTCGCGATTCAAGGAGACGCATCACTTGAGTCTGATCCAGCCAGCACCGCCAGACCCGAAGGATTTTCCGTTCTTGTTCGCGTTGCCTATGGGTGTGCTACTGTTAGCGATCACCGAGAACCGCCCGCAGCCGACGACATGGCTAGTGGGTTGGGCAAAGTAGGAAAGAGGGAAAGGGCAAGGTCATGGCAAATATCGGCGCGCCAAATATGAAGTTGATGTTGGACTGGAACCTCGGTGGTGCGGCGGCGACGCAACCGCCCGGTCGCTTCGCGGCCTTGTGCCTCGGGACGCCGACCAGCATTACCGGGTCGCCGGAAGTGCAAGCCAACTCCGGCTATCTCCGGCAAACCGCACTCTTCGGAGCGGCGGCCTCCCCGGCGGGCTCCGCCTCCAATACGGCGGCGATGACGTTCGGGCCTTTCTCCTCTTCGGCCGCGATCCAAGGGCTCATGCTTTACGACACGGCCTCGATCAATTCCGGCACACTGCTTTGGTACGGCACGCTCCTCACGGCGCGCACTGTGCTTACGGGCGATACGCTGGTGATCGGCGCGGGCTCGTTGCTCATAACGCTGTTCTAAAGTTTGCGGCGCGGGCTCGTTGCGTGAAGAGCGCGGGAGGGTGCCGTGACACTGGTCATCAAGGATCGCGTTCGCGATAGCACGACCTCGACTGGAACTGGTCCGATCACCCTGAGCGGTGTTGCGCCACAGGGCTATCGGACGTTTTCGGCGGTCTGTGTGAGCGGTAGCACGGTCTGGTACTGCATCCAGCACCGCACGGCGAATGAGTGGGAAATAGGCGTCGCCACAAGCGACGGCGCAAACACTCTCACCCGCACGCAGGTGCTTTCATCCTCGAATGCGGACGCGCTGGTCAGCTTCTCTGCTGGCACCAAGGATGTCTTCCTCACACAGCCAGCGGACAGGATCGCGTGGGCGGATCAGACATCGCAGCTTCGGCGCACGCTCACCGCCGACGAGCAGTTCTACGTCTCGGGGAGCGGCAATGATGTGACGGGTGACGGATCGAGCGCGACGCCGTGGCAAACGCTGACGCGGGCGAACAACTACATCCGCGACTTCCTGAATTTCGGCGGCTTCCGCGTAGACCTCATCATGAAGGATGCGGGCACCTATGCAGGTGTGCTCAATCTCGGCGGCTATTTCGGTGGCGGCTTGTTCGTCATTCGCGGCAACACCACGACCAAGACCGACTTTGTTATTACTGAAGTGAATTTCCCGGCACTCATGTGGGTGACGCTGGCGACCAGCACTGGAATTATCTTCGATCAATGCACTTTCAAAAACACTGCGTCGGCAGTCGGCCTCGACTGCGTGAAGGTCTCAACGCAAGCAGAGGTTTTTGTCGCGGCGTATGGCGGCATCGA